ATCTTCCACAGATTCAAGGTAACGAAAGATTTTTATTAACTCATATTAAAGATCAATATTTATCAAAAGGCTCTGAGGCATCATATAAACTTTTGTTTAGATTATTATTTGGTAAAAAAGTAGAATTAACATATCCAGGTACTCAGATGCTTCGTGCTTCTGATGGTAGATGGAACCAAGAGATTTCTGTATTTGCTAAAGTTGATTTTGGTAACCCACAAGATATTGTTGGTAAGTTAGTAGATATTCAGACAGCAACAAGACTAATTAGAGTTCTTGTTGATAGAAAAGAAGACCTAGTTGGTGAAGTAGATAGAATTGTTGCTCTTGGTGGTAACATTTATGAATTCTTTTTAGATAAAAAATTCTTTGGTGTTTTAAAACCAACAGACAAAATTAAATATAAAGATACATTTCAAGCTACTATTTTACCAGCAACACAAACACCAAAAATTACACAGCCTGGAAAAAACTTTCGTATTGGGCAAGTATTTGAAGTTAAATCTGGAACTGGAACTGGTGCTCTGTTAAAGGTAACTGCGGTTGATGATAACAATGGTATTAAATATGCAGAATTTATCAAATTTGGTATCGGATATAATGCAGATTTTGCTGTAAGTTTACTATCAACAAACACTGTTAATGCTACTCAACAACTCGTGGCTAGCGCATCATCCAGTAGATCTGGAGATAATTTAAATATTGGTGATAGAACTTTAGGTTTTGATGAACAAGGTTATGTAAACCTTGGAGACTTTGTTACTTACGAATATGTTGATGGAGCATATGCAGGTTCTATTATCCGTGAGTTTTCATTAAACTTTAGAAATGCTCAAGTGGCTTCAGCTGACCCAGCTATTATTGAAGTTAATCTTGGTGCTCTTGTTAAATATCCAGGATACTTTACTTCCAATGCAGGATTTTTAGATGATTCAGTTTACATTCAAGATAGTAAATATTATCAAGCATTCTCTTATGTTATAAGAATTGATGAAAGATTAGCCTCATATAAATCAGCTGTAAAGACTATGCTGCATCCAGCTGGTATGGCACTATTTGGTGAGTATAATATTACTAACAACATTAATTTAAGTATTGCTCTAGAATCGTTAGTTAAATCTTTGGGTATTGGTATTGAAGATATTTTTGCTACAGTAGATACGGGTAGAGTAACATTAGATTTTACAAAAGTTGCATCAGATTCTATTAGTACACCAAATGATAGTCTTTTAGTAAAAGTATTTTCTAAGGCATTGGACGATTCAATAGATACACCAGAAGACAGTTTTGCACAATTATTTGGTAAAGCATTAAGCACTACATATAGTGGAATGACAGATAGTACTGCTACACTGTCTATTGGTAAAGCATTGGCAACTACTAGTGTAGGAACTTGGTCTGATTCTATTACTAGTAAAGATATTACCAAAGAGTTGGTAGATACACCAGTTATTTCAGAATCTTTGGTGAAGACTACGACTAAATATGTAGAAGACACAGATGTCGGAACTTTAACCGAAGCAGGACAGGTTTGGATGAATTCATACCAATCCCAAGATTATTATTCAGAAGAATATAGTGTAGGTCTAGAAGAGACATTCACTAGTTAACCAAAACAGGAGATCCCTATGATTGAACAACAAGAAAACCTAAAAGCGACAGGTAAAGTTCGCATCGTTAAAACTAATGCACAAGGTGTTACAGTACAAGATTTTGAAGTCCCTAACTTAGTTGTTACAACTGGTAAAAACTTCATTGCTTCTTCAATGATTAAAACCACAACTAATAGCCCAGCAGCAATGACTCACATGGCTATTGGAACTGGTTCTACATCTCCAGGCGCAAGTGATACTGCTCTAGGTACACAAACTGGTCGTGTATCACTATCAGGTAACACAGTTTCTACAAACACAATTACATACACTGCTACATTCCCAGCAGGTACTGGTGATGGTGCTATTACTGAGGCTGGTGTTTTCAATGCTTCTTCAGGTGGCACTATGCTTTGCCGTACTACATTTCCAGTTGTTAATAAAGCATCTGGTGATACTATCGCTGTGACATGGGTAGTGACAGTAAGTTAATTTAAGTTTAAGGTTCTGCTAAATGGCGACATCATCTTCTCTAATTAAAACAATCCTGCATAAAACTCTTGCAGAGGGTGTTTACAAGGATGTAACAACCAGAAGTAGTAATTACTACTATTTCCTTGGTAAAACATTGCAATGGAGTGATGAGGCTGCACCACCATATCCAGTAGATAGTTATGCATATGAAAGAGCAGTTCGTGATGATATTATCACTATGAAGGCAATTACACCATCCGATGTATCATTTGTTATTCCTCGTGTGAATTGGACTACTGGTGTAGTTTATGATATGTATGATGATGAGTATTCAACAGAAATTCTCGGTTTGAATATTATCAATGGTGGAACTGGATATACATCACTACCAACTATAACTGTTACAGGTGGTGGCGGAACAGGTGCTAAATTTTACCCTGTTGTTTTTGATGGCTCTATTATTGAAATTGAACCACTTGGGATATCTAATACTTCAAGAGGATCTGGATACACTTCTACTCCAACTGTAACAGTTACAGGTGGTGGTGGAACAGGTGCAATTTTACAAGCAGTTCTAAACATATCACCCTCTGGCAAACAAAAACTTGAAGAGTGTAATTACTATGTTCTAACAGAAGATTTTAATGTCTACAAATGTTTAGATAATAACAATAATGCTAGATCAACTTCCAAACCATTGGGTACATCTACTTCTCCAATAACCACATCTGATGGTTATGTTTGGAAGTTTATGTATAATGTTCCTATTAATTTAAGAAGTAAATTCTTATCAGAAGATCAGATGCCAGTGGTTTCTGCTCTATCTAATCAGTTTTATTCTAATGGTGCCATGGACAGCATTATTATTAATAACAAAGGAACTGGATATACATCAGCTACCATAAGTGTTAATGGCGATGGTTATAGAGAAGAAGACCCAACATTTTTAACTAGCATTTCCGTAGCCTCTGGTGGTAATGGTTATGATAGTCCAACAGTAACTTTTGGAGACCCTACTCAAAATGCCACTGCATTTATTGCAAACGCTGCAGTATTTTTAGGACAGAAGATATACAATAGTGTATTTGATTTCTATGAAGTAGTAACTCCTGGAACTATGTCATCATCTGAACCCACACATCAATTAGGAACAGTTCAAAATAATACAGCTGCTTTAAAATATCTTGGAACTAGAGTTAAAGGAACTGTTAATACATCTAATAATGAAGTTTCTGTTGGTTCTTTTACCACTGGTGTAAAATATACAATAACTTCTCTTGGGACAACAACTAATACCCAATGGAATACTATTGCTGCAACTAGCGGTGTTACATATAGCGTGGGCAGTACATTTACTGCTGCGGTAGCGGGAACTGGTTTAGGTAATGGTGCAGCTTCTTTTAAGTCAATTAGTAGTATAACATTACTTGGTTCTGTTAGAGAAGTTAATATTATTAATGCTGGTTCTGGATATACAACTGCTCCAGTAATAACATTCTCTGGCGGTGGCGGATCTGGTGCAGTTGCTACTGCAAAAATGAGTTCTGGTTCAATATTGTATTGTACAGTAACCTCTAAGGGTGATAATTATACTACTGATCCAACAGTAACTTTTGGCACGCAATGGAGTGCATTATCAGCAGTATTAGTTGGCGAACAATATTTTTCTTCTGGTAAATTATACACTGTTTCTACTGCTGGTTTTTTTGGATCAGCTGCGCCATCTCATACATCTGGAACTGCAGTAAACTCTGCAGCCTTCGCCTTTTCTACTGCATTAACTTTAAATAGTACAGTATATGTTTCCAATAGATTATATAAAGTTACAACTGCTGGTACTACTTCTGTTGGAACTACACCAACTCATACTACTGGAACTGTAACAAATGGTACTGCTGCATTATTATATCTTGGTGTACCAGCTGCATTAACATATGCTGGTGTACCAGCTACAGGAGAAGTTGCTCGTAGATTTGGCTCTGGATATACCACTGCTCCAACTATTAGTATTACTGATGCTGGTCGGGCAGGTACGGCTGCAGCAGAATTATCATTTTTAACATCAAAATCTGAAGCAAAATTACTTCCAGTAATCGACTCTGGACAAATAGTTGCAGTTATTGTTGAAAATGCAGGTATTGGATATTCTGCAGCCACTATCACAGTCACTGGTGATGGAGATAATGCTGAGTTAAAGGCAGATCTTAATATTGGAACAATTCAATCACTTCAGGCAAATAATGAAATTTTAACTTCACCTGGAACTATTAATGCCATAAAAATTATTTCTGGTGGATATGGTTACGGTGTGGCAGATATTGAAATACAAGGTGACGGAACAGGTGCTACGGCTACTGCTACTCTTGACTCTGCCACTGGTAAAATTACTAAAATTAATATTACAAATCCAGGACAAAATTATTCTTTTGCCAATGTTGTTGTGACAGGTAACGGATATGGAGCCAATCTCAGAGCAATTATGCCACCATTTGGTGGACATGGTAAAAATGCTCCGAATGAATTATTTGCCCAAACTCTAATGTTTTACAGCAATGTTTCGACAGACTTAAATCAGGGGGTTTCTGTAAATAACGACTATCGTCAATTGGGTATTATTAAAAATCCAAATCAGTATAACTCTGACCAAAGATTTCAAGGAACTATAGGATCAGCATGTTTTATTATACAGGCATCAATTAACACCACACAATTTCCAAGAGATACTGATATAACAGTAACAAGAACCATTAGTGGAGATAATTTTGATAGAAGATATCGTGTGGTAGCTTCCTCATCTTCCAGTGCATTAATACAGTCATTGGATAATGATATACCTTTAGTTAATGATACTTTTTCAAATGCTAGTGGATATACTTTTAGCATAACATCAGTGGGGTTCCCAACCATAGATAAATATTCTGGTCAGTTAATGTTTATTGATAACAAGGCTGGGTTTACTCCATCAGCCGATGAAACAGTTACTTTAAGAACAGTTATCAGATTCTAACATAAATAGATTAGAACCAACTAAAGAGAAAATTACGAATGGCTATTGATTTTAACACCGAACCGTATTACGACGATTTCAATGAATCAAAAAGATTCTTGAAAATTCTTTATCGCCCAGGATATGCTGTCCAAGCACGAGAGTTAACTCAAATGCAGACTATTCTGCAGAATCAAATTTCTCGTTTTGGTGACCATGTATTCAAAGAAGGCTCCATGGTTATTCCAGGTGCTATTGGTATTGACACTAAAATTGGCTATGTTAAATTAGAAGCAACATATAGTGCTGTTCTTGCCGATACTGTTGTAGATAAATTTAATGGTTTAATTATTGAAAATGGTAGTGGTGTGCAAGCACAGGTAATTTATTATACTGTTTCTTCTGGTGCAGATTCTGCAGCATTATTTGTTCGCTATTTAAATTCTGGTGATAATAATACAACTAAAACATTCTCTAATTCAGATATTTTAACAAACCTTGCTGGTACAAACTCTGCTGGTACTGAAATCACTGCAGGACAATTCACAGTTCAAGCTGCAACATCAGACGCAACTGGATTGGGTTCGATTGCAACTATTCAACAAGGTGTTTACTACATTAAAGGGCATTTTGTTCTAGTTCCAGAACAAAAAATTATCCTTGATAAATTTACAAATACTCCATCTTACAGAATTGGTTTAGTTACTTCTGAATCTATTGTTACGGCAGAAGAAGATGGAACTCTTTTTGATAATGCGCAAAATTCATTTAACTATGCTGCTCCAGGTGCTCATCGTTATTACATCGATGCAGTATTAACTAAACTAGCATCTAATAGTACAGAAGATACTGATTTTATTGAATTGCTTCGTACTGATGCTGGACAAACTCAAAAAATAGTTGATAAATCAGAATACTCATATCTTGAAAAAGAATTTGCTCACAGAACATATGATGAGTCTGGTAACTACACAGTTAAGAATTTTGAGATCGATGTTCGTGAGTATAGAAATAATAATCGTGGTGCATGGGTAACAGGTCGTGTTTACTTAAATGGTGATGTTGTAACCAATGGTGGTTATACATATGTTGCAAAAAATAGTGGCACTTCTTCTAGTAGCACTCCACCAACTCATACAGCTGGTCTTGTTTATGACGGATCTGTTAGTGGTGTTGGTACTTCAGGTATTCAATGGGAATATAACGAAACACCATACTATAATCGTGGTGTTTACACTCCAGGAACTTCAGAAAATCTTTCAACACAACAGGCTAATGAAGCAAAATTGGCGATTGGTTTAGAGCCAGGAAAAGCATATGTGCAAGGTTACGAGATTGAAAAACCTGCCACTGAATATGTAACAGTTCAAAAAGCCAGAGATTTCGTAGCAGTTGATAATTCAGTTATTCCTGCCACAGTTGGTAACTATGTTTTAGTGACCAATCTTAATGGTGCTCCAGGAATCAATACATTAAAACAAGTCACTCTTTATAACAGAGTCACTTCAGCTGTTGGAACAATTCCATCTGGTGGAACTGCAGTTGGTACTGCTCGTGTTCGTTTTATGGAATACCATAATGGAACAATCGGTACACAAACTGCCATTTATAAATTAGGTTTATTTGATGTTCAAATGGGAACTGGATATGACTTTAACAGAGATGTTAAATCATTTTACCATGCTGGATCTAGCGCAGACGCAAACTTAAACTTTACTGCTGATATTGAATCTACAACTGCAGTTGGATCTGGGACATTGGTTCGTTTAATTGGTAACGCAACTGCTGCATCTTCAACTACAATCACAGGTGCTGGTACTTCTTTCCAGACTGATCTTAGAGTCGGAGACTATATTTTCTTAGGCACTACTTTACGAAGAGTTACTGCAATTGCATCTCAAGTGTCTTTGACAGTAGATGCTTCAATTTCTGTATCTGGTGTTACACTTGATAGAGTTGAGA